TACTTCGCGCACGACTGGAAGGCACGCTGGTATTACGAGTCATGCGTGAGGTACTACCGCACCAAGATCCTGGGCAAAGGCTCTTAATCCCAGCAAGCGAGTTTGGCGTCCAGCTCTCCGATACGCCCTACGGCTTGGCTAAGAAGCTTTGATTGGTGGAAATTTTGACGAACGAGCGAAGCGCAAATCATTTTTAGTTGCTCTTCATCGGTGCAGTTCTGGACGTTTCTGACGCTTCGTTCAATCTCAAAGAGTTCCTCGTGAGTGGGCTTGACCTGCATCCAAGTTGCCCAGCCCATTTGTTACAGAGTGTACTTTTCTGAATAGTAAACAGCACATTTGTGCATGTCCATGCTGCTTATTCGCTAATCAAGATCACCCAGCCTGTTTTTGGACCTTCCGCCTGCCACCGCTGATAAAACGCAGCCTGCCTAACGCGGACATTCCGACCCAAATGCGGATTGCTATGACCACCCTTCTCCATCTCGGGGTAGCCAAGGGGGTCTTGGACGATCCACTCAGGGTCGTTGCTGTTCTTCCCGGCATAGCCGCTGATGACAAGCCAGTGGCCGCACCCCAAGCCATTGCACATTGGGGGCTCACCGCGAAGCATGTTGCCCGCTGACAAATAGCCGGCAAGGACAGGACGGCCAGCCTCTAGCTCTCGTTCAACCAGATCAGCGTCACCGTCTTTGCGGAACTCAGCCTTGAGACCAAGACTCCGCAGTGCTGCAAGCTGTGCTTCTACGGACGTGGTGTCCCCGTACTTGTTGCGGATGTCGTTGTACTCATCATCCGTCGTAACGCGCCGATAAAAAGACGCCACCATCGCGGCCGCTGACGAGAAGCACTCCCTGTAGCCCGTGCCTGTCTTGTTATCGAGCTGTGTGAAGTAGGGCATGTAGATCTGCTGGTCATATCCGCTCTCCTTCCACGCTTGAAACCAATCAGCCTCGTTCTCCTCCAGTAATCCCGCTGGCAGCGACTCTTCAAGTTGTTTAATTGCAGCCAGCTGGTGGGGTGTACCACGGAAAAACTGGAAGAACGGCAGCAGGCTTAACACGCCAGTTACAGCTAGGGCTGGCCTGATATTGCTTGGTCGCAACTGGTAACGCCAGTGCTGTATCCGGCGATGAAAACCAGCATTGAGCTGCAAAGCAAAGCCGTGACCGCGCTGCCTGCAATGAACCAGCCAGTCGCGGAAAACGCGGACAGCTTCACTTCTCAACACGAGTATCAGGCAAAAGCAAATCCTTAAGGTGCTTGACCGCAAGATCGTCCAAGTCGTTATCAGTACGGGTGACGATCTTCTCAAGCATCGCCACAATCAACTCTTTGAACGCCCTTGAGCGCCACATCGTCATGACCAAGGGCTTGAGGATAAGAAGCATTGGCTTGGCCTAGTTACCCTTAAAGCGTAGCTCCGTTGTGCCATGGCAGAAACTCCAGAAGACCATCACGAAAAGGAAGGCATCTGCGTTGCTGATGTCGTTAAGTGCGCTGTCTTGTTTTGGAGCGCCACTCTGCTGACCGTCTCTTATTTGGGCTTGTTCCCCCAGATGAAAATGGATAACACCTTTGTCGCCTCACTGCTGACTGGCGCAATGGCTTCGTTTGGCATCGAACGTAAGTCCAATGGCAACGGAAATAAGAAGCCGAATATCATTGATAACAAAGATTCCAAAGTCGGCATCAAATGACCCGCACACTTTTGGTATTGGGCATCACTTTGCTGGCCGCCCCTGCCCATGCTGACATCACCCACCGACTGACCCAATCAGCTCAGATCAGCATTGATCAGGCGTACAGCTCAGCCAAACGCATCGGCAGCACCTACAGCGCCTCAGGCACAAACGTCACGCCAAGCGTCACCAGCGGCGGCAGTACCACCAGCGGGGCCATTGGTGGCTTGAACCTTGGTAGCCTCACCAGTGGCGTGCCAGCCATGATCGACACTGACTACGCAGTCACAACCGCCGGCTCGGCTTTCTCCTTCACTGAGTCGGCATTGATAGGTGACACCATCAGCTCAGCCACTGAGGTGACTACCACCACCGGCAACGTTGATGACCTCCCTACTTACGGCGAAGTCGTCACGGGTTCGGGCGGCGTGAAAAGCAATCTGGCGGCGACAGCTCTTTCAAGCGGAATCATGACTGTGACTGCAGGCGGAGCAGGCACAAGCGCGATCCTCAGCAACAAAATGGAGATTGAAATTGACTAAGGCTTGGCTGCTGCTTTTGCTGCTGCCTAGCTCAGCGATGGCTGCGCCGATCACCCCTCAGTTCACTCAGGGACAACTTAATTCACGCACTGAGTCAACAACAGTCATTCAAGAATCAATCACCAGTTACAACTACAGGACTGGATATTCTTATTCTGCGGCAGGCCATAACGTCGAAACTGTGGGTGATGTGCCCATCTCCCCAGAAGCAACCGTCACGAACAATCAAACCGTCGGCGGCGTCAATTTTTCTTGGACTAGCCCTCACCTTGAAACCAAGCCCCAATGGCAAGTCGTCAATACTGGCGCAAGCTGGAGCATCACCGAATCGTTCATGGCTCCGGGCCTCGATGCCGTGACTCGCGTGGAAAGAACGATAACCACGGAAAGCGTCACCGAAAGCACTTCGGTGTTCTCGCAGTAATCGCGGCGCTCGGCAGCCCTGCTTACGCCAACACAACAGTCGCAAACCCATCCAGTACGTCTACTGGCTCAGTGGTCAACAACGCCTATCAGATGATGACGGGACCGCATCCGATCTACCGGATGTCGCAGGGGATTCAGTGCCCAGGTCCAACACTTACGGTGTCGCCATTCATCACGGGCAGCAGAAACTACGACCTGCCGTTTGAATCAACAACGCGGACACCTGTTTATTCAACGGCAGATGCCGATGACAATGGCGAGCCCGATGATCCAGGCCGCATTTTGTACTACTCAGAGTTGCCACGGTTTGAGAAGGACCGTCGATCGCTGAACTACGGCATCACGGCCACCTTTTCTGTGCCGTTGGATCGTGGCTTGGCCGATCAATGCAAACGAGCTGTCAATACAAACATCAAGCTGCAAGAGCAGTTGCTGGCCACCAAACGACTAGAACACGAGCTTTTTCGCGCTGCTAAATGCGGGGAGCTTGCCAAGGCTGGCGTGCAGTTCACAGGTCAAATGTCCGTTGTCTGCAGCGACCTGATTGTCACAGTGCCACCTGTGAAAATGGTGCCCCACACGCACGCTATTTCCGCGCCTTCCGCTGCGCCTGCTTCCTCAAGAAAGTAGAGGGCCGCGCTTCCTTCTTGCGGGTCACGATCTCCTTCGCTTTGGTCAGCAGCTTTTTCACCACAGGCTTGATGATCCGCACCAAGAACGGCGTGCTCAGTGCGGCGGTGGTTGCAACAACAGCGATGCCTGCGGTCTGTGCTGCCTCGTAGGGCGACGGGATTGCCTTGACCAGCTGCTCCGTCACAGGAACGTTGCGGTAGACCTCTTTGCAGACGCCATCGACCAGCTCGTAAGACTCCAGGATCTTGCGGCCATTGGGTGACAGCGTGCCAACCTCTGTGGCATTAGCTGGCGGACACTTCACCTTTGGCGGTGGCTTGTCCTTTGGTGGTGGTGGTTTTGGGTCAGCCTTTTGCTGTGCTGGCGGCTTCTCTTGTTCTTGGTTCTGTGTCGGCGTCGGCTCAATGATCTGCAGCTTGCGCGGGTTCCAATCGAGCGGAACGTAACTAGGCATCTCACCCTCAGGGCAAGAGATGCCGACACCATTCGGGTCATCCCGCAACAGGGATGGATTTAGGTGTGCGTCTCTGTGAACCCTGGCACAACCTGGCTTTTGATATATCGGACGCGGCGCTAAGTTCTGCGTGACCGGCGGTGGAAATACATGCGGCTCAGGGATGGGCCGTATCTCAATCGTCGGAATCTCAATATCAGGAATGTCCGGCATGAAGTCAGAGCGGTTTACAGCAGGTCAGCTGTGGATTGAGAGGAACCGCAGGAGAGAGGGGCCGCCCATTGTTTACACCGTAATGTCTGGAAACAGCGCCAGGCCGTTTACAGATACAAAGGCCATTCTGAAATGGGTCAAGTGGCCAAAAGGTACGCCTACAGGTGACGCGCTACGGGAATGGCTGGCGTCATTTGAGCAAAAAGCGGAGGCACCCACGCCAGAACTTGACATGGCGAAAATCAAGGCTGAAGGCTTCGGGCCGGAAGCTCATGAAGACGACCCAACCGCTAACACCAAGATGATCACTTGAAAGGAATCGCAGGCCCCGTGGCTTTGGGCAGGTCAGGAATCTCTGGGACGGGGACTGAATCAAGGATCGTTTTTGTCAGCTCCAGCTTCAGCTCGCTGGCATAGTTCTTGACCATTGACGGAACACGCGTGTAAGCCATCACGCCCATGACGGCCATCGTTCCAGACATGACAAAGCCGAGAACACCCAGCAAGTTGTAGACCTTTTGCATAGTTTTTCAGTCAACAAAAAGCCCCCGCGCTCTGCACAAGTACGGGGGCTCCCTGCTGTCTGTGTGAGGAGACAGTTAGGTTCTAGCAGCGATCAGAAACGACCGCCAATCTTGATGTTTCCGGTGGTTTCAGTGTCGCCAGTAGAGAACGACACCTCGGTGTAAATCGGGCCACCGCTGATGCCAGCTTTTCCTGAGAGTTCAATCTCAGAATCGCCGGTGTCAGGCGTCACGAGGCTAGGCCCCATTTGTGCGTAAGCACCGTTCTTGAACTCGTAACCAACATGCAGGTCGGTGACAGCACCACCCACGCCGGTCTCAGTGCCGACGCCGATGTTGATCTCGGGATTAACGAACCAATCTGCGCGGGCAGAGAGGGGAGCCAAGGCAAGTGCGCCAGCGGCTACACCAAAAACAAGACGCTTGATCATCAGAAGAATTAGCGTTTTCCCTGGCCACGGTACTTCTTTCGTCCCTTTTTTGGGCGTGAGTGTTGACCATTTCCTTGCGTGGTCCGTTTGGGTTTACCGACAACAAATGTTTGGCCGTTAAGTGACTTGGCCATTAGTACCCGTCAGTTGACTGCAGGCTTTGATATTTGAGGGCCAAACCAGTAAACAGACCATGCTGCGGATGGCTGATCATGTCGCGGCCATCAAGGAAGAACAGCTCTTCAAGCCACAGCGTCCGAGCAGCCATTGCTTGCACGTCCTCGGCACCAGGCTTCGAGGCGATCATCGGGTCAGGTCGTTGCATCAGCTAGAGGCCATCAGGCCATGCGCACTTGCGAAGGCTAGGAGAGCTTCGACCTTTGCCTCAAGCTCGACGCAATACTCAAGCAACTCAGCGTTCGTCGGTGACGCCGCATCGGCAATCGTCACCGTGCCGTTAGCTGTAGGCAGCGTGCCGCTGGTTGCCGTCGTCGTGATGTCTGCAACGTGCGCGGACTGAGCCGCAGCCGTCGCACCAAAGAACCCGATATTCGCCCCGCTGACCTCAAGCTGCGTAGAAAGCGTGCCAGCCTTCTCAACCTTGAACTTCAGTGCGCCGTCTTCTGACTCATCGGTGGCGTCGACAATGCTGCCCTCGATCGCGCAGTAGTTCAGCTCTTCCGGCGTGCTGTTGTCGTTCTTACCCCGGAAGAACACGGTGCTCAAAACGTCGGCATCCTGACCGGCGCTCGATGCGCCACGGCGATGGAACAGAACGATGTCGCCGCCAGAGCCTGCATCGTTAGCCGTACATTCCGACTGGATCTGCGTACCCGTCGAGCTGGTCGTCAGATGCAGCGGCTTCGTCGGCGTGGTTTCGCCGATGCCGATGAACGAGCCATACAAACGCAAGCGGCTTGCAGTCGTGCCGCCTGAGGCCGTCATCAGATCAAGAACGCCATCCTCAGCGCCGTCGGTGACGGTCTGAATCTGTGCGCTGACCTGGGCGTAGGCGTGCGTTGTGCCGCCGGAGTTCTCACCACGGAACTCAAGGTTGCCGAGGTTGTCGCTAGCGGCAGGTGATGCGCTGTTGCGATACAGCACCAGATCCGGCGCAGTATCAAGGCCAGCATCGCTGTTTTCGATGATGACCTGATCGGTCGTGTCGCTGCCAAAGATGTGCAGCTGGGCCGCAGCCGTACCAGAACCGACCTGAAAACCTGAGGTTGTGAACTTGGCGTTGAACGTTGAGTTGTTGCTGATCGCAATCTCGTTCGCCGCCGTCCGGTAGATGCCAGACGTGGCGTTGTCGCTAGCAAAGCCGATTGACGGAGCACCAACCGTGCCATCAGGCAAGGCGCGGAACATCGTCCCGTAGGTGATCTTTTTGTTCTTGTCGGCGTTGTCAGCCTCTGAGATGTCAACGACGGGGAACAGATCCCCAGACGCAGGAGCAGTTAGCTCGGTCAGAGCTGAGATTTTGCGATCAGCCAAGGGACTTACCAGCCAGAAGGTTTGCCAGACGCCTGAGTCGGCGTGATCTGCTCAACGATGCGTGCAGCCAGTGCGTCTTGAATCTCAGTGACCTTTTCAGCGCCACCGAGCTTGGCCTGCACAGCTGCCACGATGTCAGCTTCAGTCAGATCCTCGAAGTCGGCCAAGGTGTCAGGACGATCCAGACCAATGCTGCCGTATGCGCCTGAGTTATAGGCGTTGCCGTTAGCGTCAACTTGATCGCTGATTGCGGTCACGGTGTAGTGAGCCGTGTGAGCGAAATCATCTGAGAGATCTCTGTTGAGGTCAACGATTTTCCAGACGTAGGTGTTAGCCATGATGAAGTGAAGTCAGGCAGAGTTTACTTAGCCAGCCTCAAGGGCTGCAACTTTGGCTTCTAGTGTTTCGATGCGGTCCATGGCTTCCTGCAAAGCCTTGATGGCTTTCATGTAAAGCACCGAATAACGAACAGACTTCGTGACTGTTCCAAGGTCATTGTTTGCAGAGTCTTTGTCGGGGTTGTCTGCAACAAGACCAGGTGAAACAGTCTCTGCTTCTTGTGCAACAAGACCAATCAAAGTCTTCGCGTCGTCACCGTAGGCAGCAACATCAGATTTAAATTTGAACTTGCGAACACGCAGGTTTTTCAGATCTTCCCACTGCGATCCAGCGTCAACAATGTCTTGCTTAAGTTTTACATCTGAAATAGCTGAATAACTGTTGTCATGATTCTGAATATCACCATCTGAGTAAATAATAGCGCGGACAGCAGTCTCATCCGTGCAGTAAAGAAAATAGTTACTGTTATTGTCTGGGGCTGCATCGCTAAAGTTCATGGCGACCCCGTAAGGATCGCTTGAGTGAGAATGTTCAAGGCCAAGAATTATATTGCTGCCTGTATCGGTATGAAAACCCGAAAAGTTCGCGTTTGTGTGGTAGGCACTACCTGAGCCTCCAGTGTTGGTTACTTTTAATCTTCCTCCACTTAGAATCTGTGCTACAACAGTGCCGTCGTCAGCAGGGTTACCAGTGCTAGTAACATTCCTTTTAAAGTGGTAATTACCTGCACTAGCACTTACTCCGAAGTGCATATCACTGCCGCTATATCCGATTTTGCACCGATTGCTGTCATCAGGCCCGATGTCAATGTGCGGCGTACTTCCTCCAACGTGAAGCTCAGCGTCAGGGCTTGAGGTAGCTATCCCCAACCGCCCCGAGCTGTCGATGCGTGCTGATTCACTGGTCCCGCCAGCGGCAAATATAAGGTCGCCACCGCCAGTTGAGATGCCAAAGTTTCCAGTAACGCCACCTGCAATTACTTGGTCTGCACGTCCAATAAAACCGCAGTTTGTTGTGCCATCAGAACGCATCCATCGGTCAAAAACTTGATGCTGAATAACTCCGTTGGACGTGATACGCATCCGCTCCGTCGGGCTGCTTGCACCGTCTGCTGTGGTGTTGAAGACAAGCCTTCCCGGCATATCGTTCGATCCAGGTGTGCCGTCTACTTCGGCAAAAATACTTGCAGCGTTTACAAACTCAGCTCCATCGGAGCCTTGGAAATTGATGCCTCCAAGATCATCTCCCGATTGAACAATAGTATTGTCACCAACGGCGTTTCCTCTTGATTTGGCAAGGATAAGATTGGCTTCGTTAAAAGCGCCATTGCCTGCAGATACTAGAGCGATGCTGCTATTAGCACCACTGTTAGCAGACTCTAATTGCAAACGAGGAGTGTAGGAAGTGTTGAAAAAGTTGGCACGAGCACTAGACGTCCCCACGAGGAGCCTGCCACTTGAATCGATGCGTAGGCGCTCTGTATTATTTGTATGAACTGAAATATAGTTGTTTTCTTTTTGCGAAATCAGTAGTGATTCATTGCCATCAAGTCCAATAAGTGTACCATCACTTGAAGTTGAGCCTGTGGTTGTATTTGTAAGGTGAATAAAATTAGCTGAAGAGCTGTCTTCATGTATTTGCAGAGTATGAGTGGTTGGTTCAATACCAATACCAACCCGATCATTTCCTGCATCGACATACAGCATGTGAGTGTTGCCGTTTGACTCCACGCGGAAGTCAACATCATTGCTGGGGTCGTTAAATACAACCTCAGAGCTGCCAATCTCTAGGCGCTCTGCACCGCCAGTGGCAAAGTTGATCTTGTCTGCTGCGCTTCTAAAGAAACCAGTGTTCAGATCAGAGGCAAAGGCAAGGCCAGGGGCCGACACCGTGCCGTCCTCCATCAGCATCGTGCCGTCTAGCTCCATCAGCGTGATCCACGCCGAGTTTGCAGCGTTGCGGATCTTTAGTTGGCCGGTTGTCGTGTCCGCCCAGAATTGGAAGCTATAGGTGGTCGCTGGGGAAGTTGCGTTGCTGTTATTGCTGACGATTGCAGCGAGAGCGTTGTTCAGGTCAGCACGTACAGCGGCACCAGACGCATTGCTGATGATGTAGTCGTGAGTTGCCATTTTTAGGAACGCTCAGAGCCGTAGCCGACCGCTTGATACTGGAAGTTCCGATCAATCACGGCATTGCTGCTGTTCTTGAACTTCACTGTGAATCCAGTCCTAGAGATCGAAGTCACTTCATAGTAATCGCCTGACGCAAGGTTGAAAGCCGTGATGCCAATGCTCGGCGGCGTGTTGTAGAAGACGCCATCTTGGAAAAACGCATTGGTAAACGTCACCGCCTTGCCGCCGGAGTCCGTGCCAGACGCGATTACAGAACTGGTCTCTGTCCGTAGCGGCATCTTCGCCGTGAAGCCCAGCTCATCCAGTAGCGGCGTTTGGTCGACGTGGTCGCTGCTCAGCTCGCACTTGAACTGGAACAGGCGGCCCTGGAAGTGCCCGTTTCGCAGCGGCACCCAGTCACCAAATACCAAGTTGCTTTCTAGCTCTTGGTTGTCATCGTTCTCTAGCAACAGCTTGTCGCCGTCTTCCGTCAGCTCGTCTTCTGCCGTGATGCCGGTGGTTGCAGCCCGCAGGTAAAGCTCAGCGTTTACGTCGTCAGCCTCTAAGCCGTCAAAGTCGGTCCAAGTGTCAATCAGTGCCGTGCGCTCATCGATGTCATCAGCCGGATAGGTGCCACGCATCACCAGATGACGGCTGAACTCAATGTCGAACTGTGCGCCTAGGTCCAGCGTGTTGGCGAAGAAATACTCTCCGCTGCTCTTGCGGGTGCCGAGGAAGTCAAAGCTGCTCAGAGCATCAACGTCCAAGATGTCGTCAATGGTTTGGTCACCATCGATCACCAGCGCGTTGTACTCCTCCGAGTAAAACGTGTCGTTCTTCTGCCCTTGGAACCTCGGTGAGTCGCTGTCCTCACGATCCTCAAGGATTAGCAAACGCGGAACTGAATCCGTCAGCGTGTGAACGACTGACCGAACGGCTGAGCTTTTTTTGTTCTGATCGTCGATAAACCGGATGAGATACTCGCCAGACAGTTCCGGCAGGATTGCGTAGAACGTGTTGGCCTTAACGACCGTCAGCAGCGAGCTGTTCGGCCAAGTGCCAGAGCCGTCTGTCTTCGAGCTGTGGCGGATCTCAGCGTTCAGCCTGTCGCTGGTTGCGCCCAGGCCCTCTTTCGGCACAGACCAAGTAACCATTACTTGATTGGAGCGATGCGGCTCTAGCTGTACGTCTTGCGGATCAGGCGGCAGCTCAATCGTCGTCGTGCCACCTTCGGTCGTCTGGTCCTCTTTCGGGACAACAAACGAACCAGAGACCCATTGCGAGTTTTTAAACGTGCCGTCGCGGCCGATTGATCGGATCTGGAACGTGACAGTTGTGCCGGGCTTTACGCCTTCAACCTTCAGCTCATTAGTCGTCTGCCGGACGGTCTCGAAGTTGCCGTCGCCAACTTTAAAGCGGATCTCATAGCCGCTGATGTTGCCGTCATCTTCACGCTTAAACCCCAAGAAAACGTCATTGACGACGTTGTTATTTCGACGGACCTCTTTTGTCTCAAAGGTCAGGCCGCTTGGAGCTGTCGGGATCTTGTCGAACGTCGTGACCGATTGGTACTCCAACGCATCGGCGTTGTCGGCCGTCGCATAGATGCTGTCGTTGTGCTGTACGCCGACGATCGCAAACGTGCCATCACCGCCATCAGCAACCGAGATGCAGCGGAACTTCTGATGGGCAACAGTTGACGACTGGATCGACCAAATCGACTGAGCCAGCGGTGCTGCACTGAACGCAGACGACACCGTTATTACAGCGCCAACAACAGAGCTAATCGTCTTGGTTTCGATCGTGCCGTCGGGCAGCGTTGCGGTGAGAGTGTGAGCCGAACCACCGGGCAGCGTGACACTGATGTCTGCAGTCACCGTCGTTGTGGTTGCTGCGCTGCAACGACCAGCGATGCGTGCGCCTTGCCGCATCTCATCGGCAACAGCAAACACCTGACCAGGCAGAACGATTGCGCCTTGGAGGCCAGTGGAGAACGTGACGGTTTCGCCGTCTAGCTCCTCTGATGCCATCATCCAGCGGCCTAGGCGGTACGCCTGGTTGCGTGACGTGCAACCAAACGCAACGACCTCGCGGACTTGGTAGCCGTACTTGGTGATTAGCGCGGCATCTTCAACAACAACGAAGTTCGGCTTGTAGAAGTTGTCGGGGTCGTTGTATCGAACGCGGATGCTGGTGCTGCGCGTTTTAAGTGATGAACCTGTGTAGTTGAAAACGCCCTCAATGACGTTGCTGTTCGTGTAAAGGTGAACCGGATCAACGGCAGAGCCGTCGAGATTGCCGTGGTCAGCAGCCAGCTGGACGGTGTTGCTGCTCCAGTAGGACATGCCACGGAACACCGAGGCAAGATCCTGCAGCACGTTGTAAGCCGCTGCGCGATCACCGATCAAAACGTTGCAGGCAAAGCGCGGCTCTGTCGTGCCGTCTTGGTTCGTGACCAGTTGGTTGGCGTACTGGATCAGCGGATAGAGATCCGTGTAGCTGATGTTGGAGGTGCTAACGAAATCACCGCAGCCGTAGCGATCGTTGAGCACCATGTCGGCAAAGATGCAGACAGGGCAAGTCGTCCAAGCCGTTCGAGTGCTGCCATCAAATGCAACTTCCTGCGTCAGGTCAAGACTGCCGTCATCGCGCACCGCAGCATTGTGCGGGATTTGGACCAGTCGCCCTTTCACTAAATAGGCACGGCTCGGCAGGTTGCTGAACTGCCGTGTATTTAGTTGGAGGCCGACACAGGCGGTGTAAGGGTATGCGCTACGAATCTCTTGACGTTCAATAATCGACGACCAAATCAGTTGATTAGCGCGACCGTTGGCAAGTGGCGTATTTGCAGGCAACTCCTCAAGTGAATCCTTTGTTATCTCAAAGTGCCTTTCTCCTAGATTTACTTTGACAACTTTGATGTTCCAAGGGCCGCCATTCCCGTTTGCATCACGCGGCAGCTCAATTACTTTTGTTTTTCTTTGATAATCAGTCAGCGCGATTCCAGTTACCAAAAAAGCGTCCATCATGTTGTAAGGACCGCCTTGGCGTTGTACCCAAACTTGAATATCAAGAACACCATTGAAAGGCTGACCTTTTGCCAATCCCTCAACTGCTGTTGAAAATAACCTTGGGATGGTAAAAAGCAGCTGGACAGATTGAACCTCAGGATCTGTTATTTGTCGAATAACCTGCCCAGAGCCATAATCTCTTGCGGTTACCTCGTTGGTTTCGTTCAAGGTCTCCGAATAGTTTTTACCTACTTCGACCGCAACGCCAGTAATTGTTGTGCTTGCAGTACCAGCTTGCGGCAGCCTTTCCTGACGCCTGCCGCCTAAGCGAAAATCAACATCAATATCATCAATCGGAAAGTTCGGACTGTCACCCGTAAACAACGGCGTTTCATCAAGAAACACATCCTCGTTTATCGCCTGAAAACCTTCGATCGGACCTTCGCAAAGCAGGTCAACAAGCCGGACGCTAGAAGTTGAGTTAAGGGCCATGGCTAGGAAATGCTTGGGCGGAAACCGTGACGAATGACAAACTCGACAGAGCTGTCAACCGACGCATCTAACACCGTAATGTCGAGATCGTAAAAATCAATGTGAGGTGCTTTGTTTGGATCAAATTTGTGATACCAGCGATAAGTATTGGTGACCAACCCTTGAATCGTAAACGATTCTCTTGCGTGGACGTTATCAGTTCCTGATCGTCGCGACTCAATCATGTAACTGATAAACCCATCTGTCTTTGTGGTCCCAGGGCCAGAAGCAAACTTGAATAGCTTGTTGACTTCAAGAAATACAAAATACTCTTTTGGATCTTTTGTTGGCCCTTCTGTGAACTCCAGTCGGAAGTTATTTGTGGTTGTACGCAGTGAGTCTTTTCTCAAGATACTGCAAGGGTCGCCATCAGGGCTGACTCCTGTTGAGTTGAATCTGTCGTCAATATGATTCGAGCGGTCATTCAAGAAGTGGACTGAGTTCCATCGCGCCATGTTGTTTCTGCGCGTGCCAAACTCAAGCTTGTCCCCATTAACCGTGACCGTATCAGGACCCGGCGTTCTTGTTGCTCTTTTCAGCGGGTCAGACTCATCAGCTACATCCACGTCTGCCGAAATGACGTGCGAGCCAATCAGCACCTTGCCGTAAGCCACCGGAATCGTTGCACCAACACCGACGGTGTTTTGTGCTCCGAGGTAGGCGTAAGACTGCTGACCATCAAACCCACGATTGACTGACTCTGGCCGCGTTGCTTGAAACTCGCCCCGAGTGCTTACGCCGCCAACACCTAAATCAGGCTGCGGTGACAGCATCTGTGTCACGCCGCCCAGCACCATGCTTGCGCCAACAACTGACAGCGCCGTGCCGATCGCAGTGGCGTTCAAGACAGCAACAGACGAAACGCCAGCGATGCCCGCTGCGCCAGCACCGAACAAACCAGTAGTGCCAAACAGACCGGCACCAGGAAAGAAGAACGAGGCCGCAATCAGGCCAATGCCTGCAAGGATCTGACCAGCGCCGTCCTGACCAACCAGCACCGGCGTGACGATGAGATCATTCTGACCGATCGGCAGGTGCAGATCGTCAAGGTTCAGATCCACGCCAGCCTGCAGAACTCGATAACCGATGCCGCTTTCGTGCGCTGCAATCAGCTCAGTCTTAAACGCCGGATAGTTGATGCACAGCAGCTTGATGGCATCAGCAGGCGTGCGAAGGTTTTGGTAGACGTGTTCAGCGCCGTACCGCTCGCCTAAATCACCCAGCAGTCGGACGACTTGCTGCATATCGGAAAACCGCCGCGACCCTTGCCAAATAGTATCTGCTCAGCGGAATCACCGCACTTAGCGAATCACGTTGCTGGTGCAATAT